TATGGCCGCGCAAGGACATCGTGGCGGGACCATCGCTCGTATGGATGGATATTTCCGTAAGGATGAGCGCATTGACCAAGGCGCCGATATTGGCCGGGATGGTGTTGGCATCCAGCTCGCATTCGTAATCGGCTGAGACCTCGGTTTTTCCCCCGACGAGTTTCGAGGCAACCTCGTCGCCCTTGTCATCGTGCGCGGCTTTGCGTTCGTAAGCAAGGGGGCTCGCTGTTTTCCTGGCATTCCAGCCAACGATGGCGCCGAATCCTTCACTGGCTCCGTAGGTTATTACTTTGTCGGCCATTTTTAGATCTCCTTTTTTTTAGTTGCTGACGTTTTTAAAGAAAGTATGGGGGTAAGGGCGTGTGGGAGTATGGGAGTTATTTTTGCTTCATTACGTTCGTTGGTTCGGCCACGGGTTTCCACCCGCGTTCGGCATACCAGGCTAATTCGGATTTGCGGGCGCGACGAGTTTTGCCGGGCATCTTCGGGTTGATAAGCATGATGTTTTTAAGGTTGTCTATTTTTGGCTCCATGATTTTACTCCTCTGTTTTATTGCTCCGATACTCCCATACTCCAATACTCCCTTACGTTTCAGATCCGGACCGGCGCAGTATTGGTTAATCCTCCCGAAAAAACGCGAACGTCATAGACCAGGCATTGCGGATCATCCACGATGGAAACATCGTCGCAGAGCAGTTTATAGCCGGTGCAGGCCGGCGCCCAGGAATGGAGATAATAGGCGGCGGCTTCGGCGACCAGATCGGCCGGCTGGCCCGTTCCGCTGGCAGCGCGATTGATGATGACGTTTTCATAGACGCGGGCGACCAGGATGGCGCGGTCCCATTTCGGGTACATGCCGGCGGCCGGGTTTTTATTCGAGAGCCGGGCGGAAAGAATGATTACCCCGATACCGAGTTTGACGAGCGTAGTATTAATTGAGCTTTGGATATCCTTTTGCATCTGGTAATAGACAGGAATCGCCGGCTGCGCGGAAAAGAAAGACTGCGCCGCCAACCGCGCCTGGCAATCGGTTTGGAGTGAAAGGAGTAAACTCATGCGGTCCTCTCGATTTCGTTATCCAGGACGCCGCGGATGGCGTAGAGGACGCTGCCGTACAAATAATCTTCGTTGGGCAGGGCGTTGGGATCCGGGTCCTGGGTAACGGACGGGACCAGGTGGTACCAGAAACGGCCGGCGAACGACATGCCGGGCTTATTTCTGCCCTTTGGCGCGCGCGTTGAATCGTTTTCCACAAGATAGACACCGCCAGAACGGGCCACCATAAGGCGAAGGAAATTTATCGGGAGTGTTCGGGGGGACCCAGCGACATAGGCATCGGCGATCAGCGGGATAGCCAACATCTTCCCGCGCTTGGGCGTAATAGTTCCGCCATAAACCTTCTGGTTAATGGCCGGATCGGAAATGGAGACGGTGGCGGAATTATCGGAGACCTCGGCCAGCGCGGTGGCGCCGCGGATGCCGGCCCAGAAGTTTTTCTTGGGCCACCCCTTCTTGTTGGGCTGGTCGTTGCGTTCCGCAAAATGATCCTGCAGGTCGCTGACTAATTGACGGCCGCCGGCGGCAAGGAGAGGCCTGGGGTTCGCGAGGAATTTCGGGATGGTCTTTAATTCCTCCGGCATTGCGGGCTCGGTTATGTTGATGGTAAGCATTTTGTTTCACGCGATTTTGTGGACCGATCAGACGGATCCGTCGGATCCGACCGATCACGCGGATCACGCCCAGGCTAACTTATTCCCCTGAATTTGAATTTTCGCACCGAATATCTTTTTCAGAGCGGCGATAAATGGCTCGGCGATATTGGCGACGTCCACGCCGGCGGCCAGGCCGGAATTAAAGCCGGCTTCAGATGGCTCGATACGATCGGTCGGCTCGAGCAGGCCCAATTGCATGGCCTCCTTGCGGGAGACATCGCGCAAACCCATGCCAGAACCCCAATCGAATGGCGGCCAGGGTGTGCCGAAAATGGAGATGTTTTCCCAGATAGGATCGGTCTTGAGGGCGATCATGCGGCCGCCGGCAATGGCCGGTCCACCGGACACAAGCTCACCTCCGGCGGCGATCCAGCGGGATTGCCAGTCGCGGTGCATGCGGCGGGATTCGACGCGGATCAACTCCTGGGCCGGGAAGGCATCGAGGACATCGCGGTCCTGGCCGATCTTCCAGGAGGCGAAGCCCAGGGCTTGTTCTCTCTGCATATCGTAAATCAGCCCCAGGCGGGCCGAGGACTGCACATCGGTAAGAGCGCCTGCCGTGGGCCGGCCTTCGGAGGACAGACCCGGCCCAGGGCCACCTATGCCCTCCTCACGGGCAACCTGGCGCAGGTCAGCGATAAAACTATCGCGGGTCACGAATGCCTCTTTGCCGTTAGCCAGGCGTTCGCGCTGGAGGGAGACAACTTTCATGACTTTATCCTGGACGGTTTGAAGGAAGCGCACGGATTCCACGCCGGCGGAGCGCTGGGCGCGCTCGCTCAGGGCGACGGGCACATAGGCCCATTCAGCCGAGCGCAGGATCGAGGCGACGGGCGTCTTCGCCGCCAGGTGCGCAACGGCGCTCGGGTTAGGCTGGGCTGTGAGGTTTAAGGGCATTTTTGTTTCCGCGATCCGGCCTTGGCCGGACGGATTCGACGGATCAGTCCGATCACAAGGGTGTTTTCACCTTTAAATTTTTGAACGGGTACCCGAACCGGCAATCGCCGGTCGAATTCGTGAGTTGCAGGAAAAGCTTAGGCGATTCCCAGTTGCTGGGGACGGAAGCGATGCGCACCCACCAGGTCCCGCTGGTGGCGTTGGCGACTGTGCCGGTATAGGCGATGTTATTGGTCACCACGCCCAGTTTGATGACGACGGTCAGATTGCTCAGGTTTTGCGGCGCGCTGTTGGTGGTCGAGCCGGAATAGGCGATGCAATTGGTCAACAGGAGCGGCGCGCCGCTGTAGAAATCGGCTTCAGAGGCATTGGCCACAGCCTCTTCGCGGAGGCTGATGATGGAGAGCGACGCGGGCTCGAGGGCGAAACAGGAAACGGAAAACAGAAAAGCGAAGAGGACCGCCCCGGCGAATCGGACGGATCTGACCGATCGGACGGATCGCCGATTTTTTTTACCTGTTTTCATAGTCCCGCCAATTTTTCCCTGGTTGCGTTGCGGGTTGGGGTGCTGGCCTGCTGGATAGCCAGGCCGTGCTGGACTTCCGAGACGGCCGGGGTATCCGTGCTGGCGACCGGGATCTCGCACTTGGCGATGCGTTCCAGGTAGCGCAAGTCGTTGCGCTGTTCCTCGCGCTCGTCCTCGGTGAGCGGCTGCTGCAACCGACTCATAGCCTCGCGCATAATCATCCGGCAGGCCAAGCCCTTCAGGTCGGCCGGGATTTTGGCGGTATCCACATCCAGGACATTGCCGGCACATCCGGAGATCTCCGCGCGGATCCGGGTGGCGACATTGGCGATGATATTCGGGACCGGGTCCGCCTGGCCGGCGCCCAGCGCGGCCGTGCGGCAGGCCTCGACCAGGGCGGAGACCTTGGCGTCCTTCAGATCGGCGATCGTTATGGAAACCCAGGACATATTCTCAGCATCCCCTCACCCCGGCCCTCTCCCGAGGGGGAGAGGGAAAGGATGAGAATGTTTTAAGGATTTGTCGCAATCGCGTTGGTCATCACCAAACCGCCGCCAATAACCGTTATTGCCGCCGTCGCATTTGTCGCAAAATCCGGCAAAGTTGAACAGGTCGCCGTGGCATTGGTCGGGTAATCGAGCAACGCAGAGCTGACTGCTGTTGCGTTGGTGGCGAAGTCTGGTAGAGTCGAACACACAGCTGTTGAGTTCGTCATAACAGCCCCACCGCCAATAACAGACACCGCAACCACAGAGTTGCTCGCTAAATCCGGCGAAATAGCGCAAGTGGCGTTAGTCATAAACACTGGCAACGTAGAACTCGATGCCGTAGAGTTTGTGGCAAAGTCAGGTAATGCAGAACAGGTCGCCGTCACCCCTGTTACCACTGCCGCAATCTCGCCAGTAGCATTAGTACAGGCCGCACCTGTCGAATCATAGATCGTTGTAGCATACAACGTCACCGTGATCGTTGGCGTCTGCACTCCGGGAGTCTGCGGCGTAACCGTTATGGTCGGCGTGACCGCTCCGGGTGCTTGCGGCGTAATTGTCGCTGTAGGCGTCACCAGATTGTTCGCACCGCTTGCTGTTACTGCGCCTGTTTCCTTTGTCACCGTGATCGTAGGCGTCACCGTTGCGGGCGCCTGCGGGGTCACTGTAATCGTAGGCGTCTGCGCGCCTGGCCGTTGAGCCGTAACAGTGATCGTCGGAGTCACCGCACTCGGAGTTTGTGGCGTGACAACGGCAGTCGCCGTCACCGCGCCGGTTTGCTTTGTCACCGAGATCGGCAAATTCGTGCCGTTAACAAGGTTCAACCTGGGCGGAGTACTGTTGGTGGTCAGTTTGGCCGCGTTGATGTTATAACCAACTTGGGTATCGCCGATCGCGCCGGCGGCCAAGGCAACCGGGTCGGTCTCCGGACCGCGCCCGTAGTCGGCGCCGCCGCCGGCCGCCCAGGCGGGCGAACACCAGGCGAAGAGCGCCAGGAGGCTGAGGACCGCTAAGAATTTTTGATACATATGACATTGCCTTTCTGTTGATGTTTTGGATGGATCAGACGGATCGGACATATTTTATCGGGAGCAAAGCGTAGAGCGCCAGGCGCATTTGCGCTTTACGCTCTACGCTCAACGCTCCACGTGTTTCCTTAGCTGATCGTCAGCTTGCGGATGCTGTTGCCGCTGCTGGTGATGACGATGTTACTGTAATGCTCAACGGTGATATCCACCAACTTGGCGGAGATCTGCTGCTCGTACACGCGCAGGAACCCGCCGCCTTCAACGGCGCTCACGAAGCGTTTGATGTTGGAGGCTTCGTCTGGGCTCTGGCCGGATTCGGCGTAGAACATCAGAACCAGGTTGGCGACAACCTGGGTCTTCGCCGTCGCGGAGCTGGCATAGCGCGCCTTGGAGACGCGCAGTTCATCCACGCCGAGCCAGGCAGCCAGTTCGGCGGGCGTCATGGTGGCGCTGTTGCCCTGGCCGTTGAGGTTCTGGGCCCGCAGGGCGAGCAGGCGCTTCATCCAGGCGGTTTCGCCGAAGAGCAGGCGGTTGGGCCGAATGCCGCTAACATCGGCGCCGGCGACGAGGTCCGTCAGGACATCCTGGTCAGGATCCTTGAGCGCCGTGGTGTCCCACGTCTTGGCCGTGTTGTTGGCGGCGGCGGCGAGCACCGTAACGGCGCGGCGCAGGTCATTGCGCCAGATCCGGCGGATCAGGCGGCCGGTATTCAGTTCGCGCCAGTTGGGCTGGTCAATCACCTGGTCGAGATCCACGCGCATGGTCAGGCCCTTGTTATGGGTCTTCTCGTTGACCGACGTGCCGGTGTATTCCACCCGCTTGAAATCCGCACCGATGGAGCGGATGTCGTCGGTCTCCGAATAAAACTCCTCGGCGTTGGTGGATTTCTTGAACTCAAAGCGGCGGCCGGTGGGCACGCGCGGCGCGACGAATTCAAGTTCGACTTCGGTGGCGGCAGGATCCCGGAAACCGACGCCGAAGGCCGTCAGGGGTTCCGAGTAATACTGCTCGGTGAAGCGGGCCTCGTTGGCCAGGACGATTTCGCCAGGGGCGAGATTGCCGTCATCGCGGCGGAAGCCAATAGCGGCGTTTGATACTAACACATGTTTCATGGTTGCCTTTCTTTCTTTTTGAGGTTTAATGGATCTGACTTATCGGACGGATCTGACTGATCCGACAGATGTTTATCAGGCGATCACGCGCTGGACGGGAACGCAGTGGGCGATTTCGACCAGGTCGTCCTGGTTCGAGGCGGCATTCAGGGCAATGCCGACGATATAGGTCGTGACGCTGGACAGGCCGACAATGGTCTGGGCGCGGCCGGCGGCGGCGGGAACGACAAAGGCGCCAATACCGATCGCGGCATGGGCGCGGACCAGAATCGTGCCGGACTTCTGACCGAGGACCTGGACATTGATATTATCCTCGATCGCGGCGGCTTCGTCGTCGCAGACCCCCAGCGGGATATCCGTATCGGCGGTCGTCACGGCGACGTGATCGGCATCGGAGCCGAACATCACAAGTGCATGGCGCAGGGCCTGGACGGCATCAACCTTCTTGGTGATGCAGCCATCGCCGTGGACGCCTTCGGCGATATTGCTAAGGCAGACGAGGCCACGGCACGCGAGCGCCTTTGCCAGTTTATGAATGAGATAACGGAACATAGCTTTTACCTTTCGGTTAATGGTTATGGGACTGATCGGACGGATTGGACAGACCCTGCGTCGTTCCGGGAGCTATGCAGGGCAAGTCAGACGGATTGCCGACTTTATTTTTTACCAGGCTGTTGCATCTCGTCGAAGAGAGCGGAGTTCTCCTTTCTGATGTTGGCGAAGGCGGACTCGTAGTCTTCGCCGGTTTTGGTGATGCGCTCATTGACGAGCATGAAGACCTTGTCGCGCCGGGTGGACGCGTCGCGGTTGGCGACGGTGTTCGAATTCCGGGCGCCGAGGTTTTTTGTTTTGGAGTCCGTGTTCATGACCGGCTTGGCGTTGGAGAGCTCGACGAGTTTTCCGTCGAGATCCTTTTCCAAATCGGCGGCCCATTGGGACTTCTGGGCGGGCGTGATCTTGCCGGCGGCCAGCGCGTTGGCTAAAACGAGCTCGATGCGCGCTTTCTTTTGCGCACTGATTTCGGATTGCTGATTGCTGATTTGCAGAGTCAGCTCAGTTTCCTTGGCGGCCCGCGCGGTTTTCTCGTTGGCCAGCGTGGTTTCCAGGGCGGTTGTAGCGGCCTTGGCATTGGCCAGGGCCGTGACGGCGGCCTGGTCCGCCGTCGCCTTTTGGGCTATGGCGGATAAAATTTGCTCATCCGTGGCCTCATTGGCCAGGTTGAGCAGTTTGATGAGGGCTTCCTTCATGGGTTTCGATACTCCTTTCGTTGCGTTGTTTATTGCGGACGGATTGGACGGATCGGACGGATCAGGCTGATCCGATATATCTTCATTTGCCAGGGGCAGAAGGCCCTGGATATTGGGGCTGTTGGTAAGGCCAAGAGAGACCAGGCGGACAGGCTCCACTAAACCGGATCCGGAAGCGGGGATGGGGCGGCAACCCCAGTAGGGGCTGAACCATTTGTAGTGGGCATTGGCCAGGAGCTCCTCGCCGGCGGCGCTCCACTTCGGCTTGAGATACAAACCGTCTTCACGGGCTTCCATATCCATGATCCAGCCGTAGGCTTTTTTGTCGGGAAACTGATTTGCCAGGGTGGGATCGTCGGGGTGACCGATATAGATTGGATTGCCGCCAAAGAAACGGCCCAGGCGCCCGCTGAAACTCTTAAAATTCGCGACCATTGTCTCGGCCGACTGGCGCGTGAGACGCTGGATGCGGCGGGCAAGAGGATGTTCCCCGTAGGGAATCCGGAGCCAGTCCTTCTCCAGCGAAAATTCATTCGACAGGCAGTCGAGATTTTCGATAGCGTTCGTCGTTCTTTGTTCTTCGTTCTTCGTTGGCATGGGGGCCTCGATTATATTTGGTTCACAGTTTTGAGGTTCACGGTTCAACGGTTACAGAATTATCGCTGGATTTCCTTGTTTAAAATAATCTCAGCATTCGTGCTGCTGGTCGTGATCCGCAGCGAGTCGTTGGTCGGATTGACGGTATAAACTCCGGTTGGATCCCAGACGATGGCGCTGACGGCGCCGGTGGCGTTGGTGGTGTAGAGCGTATTGGTCACGGCGATCGTGTTGGTCGCATTCACGTTGCGGTTGACCACGCCGGCGCGGATATGCTGGACGACCAGGACCGCGCCGGTGGGTGAATCGCGGAAGTTGGCCAGGATGCCGGCGGGATGCCAGGCAACAGCCGCCCCGCCGGAAGTCGGCGCATTGGTTCCCAGGATGACGGCGGTCGCGGCATTAGTGACGACGAAGGTGTCGGAGCCCGCGAAGGATGCGGCCGACGACGGACGACAGACGCCAGACGACAGCAGGAGAAGACAGACGACGGACGACAGACGACGGACGGTGAAAGATGATTTTTTCATGGTTTTAATTTCCTTTGTTTTGGGTTGTAAGGCCGGAAACGAGACCGGCGGTTAAAGTTTTCTGGACAACAGCGGCTACATCCTGGACGTGGCTTTCAGTCAGCAGCTCCGGGAGCGACTTGGCCATGTTTTCAATGGCGGCCAAGAGTTCGGCATCGGTCAGGGTTTTGTCCTGGGCCTTGGCCTCGAGCTGGGCAAAGAATGGGGCCAGCCATTCGGAGCGCACGCCCAGCGTGGCGGCGACGGCCTCGCTGACGGACGCCGGACGACTGACGCCAGACGACGGCCCGGACTGATCAGACAGATCGGACCGATCCGCCGAATTTGAAACAAGGCCGGCGGGCGTCCGGCCTTGGCCGGACAGGTGGGCCGCCTGCGCAGGAGTTGCCGTCCCGAGACGAAGCGGGACGGCCGGGTTTTGCGCGCCGCCGGCTGGAAGCATGGGTGAAACAAGCAATTGGTCATCGGCGTCGGGCGTGGGGCGGCCGTAGCGTTCGAGGACGCTATCAACGCCAAGCGGCGCGCCGGAATCGCGCAGGAAGGTATCCACCAGGAGCTCCTGGGCGATGTTCTTTTTCTGCGAAGTTTTTATTTTGATGTAGGCCAGAGGTTTTGTTCCCTCGCCAAAAACATATTCGATGACGCGTTTATCGAGCTGACGTGATAACGTCTCGGAAAGCCACTGGGCATCGTCTTGTTCGAGGATCTCGGATTCATCGCCCTGGAGACTGGCGCCCTGGCCTGCATCGGATTTGACGCCGCTGATGGTGGAGAGATCCGCGCCACGCCAGAGGGCGGCCATGGCGCGGTCCATGCGCTCGACCAGGGGCGGATAAGGGAGCTGGCCGGTGGTGGCCATATCAACCTTCTCGATTGTGGCGCCGGAGTTGGTGACAAGCGCCCAGTCAGCGGCGAAATTCTGGACGGCCGTAACCAGGGCATTCCATTCGTCGGAATCCTGGGCGGCATCGGTCTTGCCGTGGATCCCCGGCATACCATGGCGCTCGTTGTAAATCACCCAGTCCTTGAGCGACATGGTTTTGTAGATGTAGGCCACGGAGCAGGCCGGCATAAGTCCCTGGGCGACGGAAACCAGCCAGGCGTCATCCGCCATGTCGACGCCTTCAAGCGCGCCTTCGGTTTGCAGGTACCGCAGGCGGCCGGTGATGTGCTCAAAGAACCAGAGGGGCACGAAGCGGAGTTCGGCGGTGAGTCCCGCCCGGCGAGCGCCGGTGGCATCAGACCGATCGGACGGATCGGACTGATCCGTCGGACGCCAGATGATCTCATGCACGGCATATTTCTTGCCGACGGCATCCATCATTTGCCGGAGCAGAAGCGAAACCTCCCCGCGCTCGTTTTCGTCAATGGCGGAAACGACGGTAAGGTTGTTGTAAAAGTTTTCGAGGGCTTCCTTGTGGGTTTCGGCCTCGGTCTTCTGGGCCTCGGGGACGGAATCCAGGGTGACAATTTCCCAGCCATGTCGCGCGGCGGCGGCCTTGCGTTTGGCGATGACGCCGGCAAGGGTATCATCGCGTTCCTCGATCGCATCCCAGACCAGGGCGCATTGGCGCAGGTAGCCGGTTTTGAAGGCGTCGAGATATTGGGAGAGCAATTCCGGGGTCAGGGACCGGATGGGATTGAAGCGGGAGCGGATGTAGGCGCGGACCCTTTCCGCGCCGACGGTCGGCGCGGAACCAGACGGACCGGATTTTCGATTTTTGATTTTCGATTGCATGATTAGACCAGGGCGCATTGACGATTATTAAAGTGGCGGTTACGCAATTCCCGGGATCCTCCGGCCGTCCCTGCGTCGCCGAAACTTCCACGGGCAAGTTGGGATCCGGATATACTTGTCCAGGCGAAGGGGCCGTGGTCTTTGCCCACCGTCAACGCCATGCCGAGTCCCCAGGCAATATCGCAGTGGCTCATTTTGTTAACCGGATTTGCGGTCTCTATAAAACGCGCCACGCCGATTGTCGGCGCATCGGTCTGAATGGCGGCCAGGTCGAATTGGATGTCCTCATGTTCGCGCGCATCGGGCAGCTGTATCCGGCCATCCTCGAAGACCTTGACCATCTGCGTGCCGAGCTCGCGCTTGGCGGATGAGAAATTGATGCCGACGAAGCGATAGAAGCCAAAAAGCTTGGTCAGATCCTCGCAGGTCTGCATGCCTAATCCGGTGGCATCGCCGCCGCCAATCATATTGGGAACCGCTCGCATAATCGCGGCAACAGCTGCCGTCTGCTGACGGAACGCGCGGTTATGCATGGTGAGGAGCGCCAGTAATTTCCAGGCAGTGCCGTCATTCCCGATAATCGGCACCGCCGAAAGATGTCCCGTGCGCGCCACGTCATACCCGAGAGCGCATTTTTTCATGGCGCGCAACGGAAGGACCAGCGGCGCGATCCAATTGGCAATGTCAAACGCCTCGTCGCCTTCCAGGTGTTTGCGAAGCAGATAATAACTGCGTTTGGCGGCATCGATATACTGCCACTTGATTGCCTGGTTACCGCTGGCGCGCGGCTGGCAAAGGCATTCCTCGGCAAACGCATCCTCGCCGCCCACCATGGCCTTGGTGTCGAGCAGAAATTCCTCGCGGATCATATGGGTTCCGCTGATCTCGTTGATCTTTTCCAGGAGCCCCTGATCGAGCGCGTCGAAAAGAGTGATGGTCTTGATGGCCCACCGGGATTTATCGCCAAGCGCGCGTTCCTCTTTTATTTTACGATTGAACGCGTTGTTGACGCCCTTGTGCGAACTCCAGATCGTGAGCGGATAACCCCACATGGCGCGCCCGCCGGCGGCCTGGAGCAGATCGTCCGGACGCTTATGCGAAGAATGTTCGTCGATGCCGACCTCGCCGCCCTCGCCGCGGATCGCTTCGGGATTAGACGAAAATATTTTGATCGAATTCTTTTGCCGCTTAAATTCGATTTCCAGCGCCGTCTCGCGCCGGTTCTCGGCTTCGTTCCAGACATCGGACTCTTTGATATCCGAAGCCCCAACCACATCATATATTTTGCAGAACGTTTTACAGTCGCGCGCAAAACTCATAGCCACGCGTTCATTCACGGAGGTGTGCAGGTAATTCCCCAGGCCCAGCATGCGCCGGCGCACCGCGCGCATGGCGCGCCCGAAGGTTATGCCGATGCGAATGGATTTTTCGATGATGCGCAGGCGCGCTTCGTCCGTAATATCCGCGACTTGATAATCGAGGAAATATTTCCGGTCAACCCTATCCATCTGTTCGAGTACGCTCACTTTTTCAACCCCATGATTTCATCGACCTTTTCGATGACGGCCTTGGTGTCCACCTTGCGTTCACCAGGCTTCGCGGTCAGCATCCGCTGGATTTCCGCCTTCAACTCTTCCACCTTGCGCCGGTAACTATCGCGCACGTCGGCCTGCGCCAGGCGCAGGATCTCGCAGACCCAGCCCTTGCCTTTGGCCGCATCCTTGAGCGTCGCATCGTCGGCCTCAGCGGCCAGGGTCAGCAGGCGGGCCTGGAGTGATTTTGAAACGGTTTCGAACCCATCGGTTTCGCCGGTTCGAACCAGGGTTGAAATCAGTTCGAAACGCTGTTTTTGCGTCTCGATGGCCTTGCGCAATTCGGCGTCCCGGTTTTCCCAGGCGGTCAGCCATTTTTTGTATTGCGGCGACTGCCGGTAGCGCGCGATCGTCATTTCTCTGGCCTTGTCCGTCGGCCCGAGGCTGAATATTTTATCTGACCTCTGACCTCTGACCTCTGTTTGCTTGGCGATCGCGAGATCGGCATAGGCATCGCGCCGGATCAGGTGGTGCACCGCCTCGAGATCCTCGTCCGAAAGCTGCCGCAATATGCTGGCTTTTGACATTGCAAAATCCGTCCAATCCGTCAGATCCGTCCGATGTTTAATCGTCCGCGTGCTTCTGAGCCGAGGCCGCGATCACCTTCAGCCGCGCCGCCTTCGCCGCTTCCCGTTCCGCATCCGTCAACAGCGGATCCGCCGGATTAACGGAAAGCGCCCGCGCTGTGCCCT